CTTGCCGTTGTATGTTGCAAACTGAGTGTTATTATCTGCATCGCGAATGAAGTCGATCAGCTGCTGCTTTTGTAGGCGAGCATAAACAACGGAGTGCATCGCAACCAAGCCTAAGCTAGCTGCATGATCGCCCATTGTCTGCATAGCATCAATCATAGCTGCGCCGTCAACCTTGTTAGCTTCTGCAATAGTGCCGCCAGCAACTACGGAAATGTCAAACACCATGTCACCGCCATCGTTTGCGATGTTGTCAGCAGTTAAGCCACGAATCGAGTTAATTAAACGCTTTTCGTTGTTTGTTGCCCAGTATTGACCTACGCGACCAGTGATAGCACCGACTGGATCAATGAGCGACAGCTCAACAGCCAAATCCATGGTTGACCAAGATTTGTTTTGCGCGGCTAGTCGATACGCCATTTTTGCAGATGTAATCTTTGCAGGTGTTGATAGCGTGGCAGGGTTATCGGTTGAGTAGTTTGGCTCTTCAGTGCCAAGCGGCTTGAAGAATGGCAATTCACCGATGTTACCGCCAGTATTTGCCATCGCGGTTAAGCGAGGATCGACCACAGCAACGCCAGACTGAATAAAGCGGTTAAGCTGGATTTGTGATTCTTGCGCTGCAGCAGAAAACACAAGCGGGTTGTAGATGTCTGCGATTTGAACAGTTGCCATTTAGGGCTCCTTAGATTGCTTTGCTCATTTGAGCGTATAAAGTTGGATTTTCATTTGCCAGCTTCGACTTCTCAGTCAAAGACATATCAGCAAAGCTTGTGCCCCTAGCACCTTGTTTACCGCCGATGGCCCCGCCACCGCTTGCTCCGTCAGCCTTCATTAAATGGCTGATAGCTGGATGTTTTGCCATCCATTTTTTGAACTCGGCAGCGTCAGTAGTAATGACGTTGCCTTGAAAATCTGTGAACTGTGTTTTGACGTCAGTACCGTCAAATTCAGTTTTTACTAACTGAGAAATCAAATCTAGCGATTCAGGCGCGTTAAATGCGCTAGTAAATGCGCTTAGCGTTGCTCGCTTACTTTCGCCAACCACCTTGCCTTTCAGGGCTTCTAGCGTGGTTGATAGCTCGCACTTTTCTTTATCGAAACCAGCACGCAATGACTGTTCGAATTTATCAAGCTCACCAAGTTTCTTGGCCGATTCAAGCTCTAATGCCAAACGCGCCTCTTCTGCTTCCTTGGCTTTCTGCGCCACGGTTTTCTTCTCAGAAAGCAGAGTGTCGCGAGATTCTTTAAGTCCTTTAGTTATCTCATCAACTTCGGCCTGCGTGTAAGTCTTTGCTGGAACGGCTTCATCACCAGCGCCACCAGCGCCAGTGCCATCATCCGCTGCTTGGTAATACTTTAAAAACATATTTCTGCGTAACATTCTGCCCCCTAGGCATTATGTGTTAATTACTCAACCAATTGTAGCCCAATCAAGATTGTCAAGCAATGGGCAATAAAAAACCCGCACAATGGCGGGTTTATATTTTATCGCTTGATTAGTCTTGTAACGCTTTCCAGCCTGCATAGTCTTCTAAAGTAGCAAACTCTCTAGTTGATTCAAGCTCGCCGCGCCTCTCATATAGTGAGATTGCTGGCCGTTGATATGTAAAACCTGACACTGAACCAGCAACAAGCTCTAAAGGTTCCAATTATTCTTCGTGGTTATCCATGATTACCCCAATTTTGCGCGAACAAGACAATCTTTAGCTTCAAGCAGCTTACGCAAGCCAGCAGATTTTTCTGGGCTGTCTTGAAGCGTTTCATTCATCATTATAGCCAGCTCACCAATTGGCTTGCTAACTTCTTGTAGGTGTGGCGGCAAATGAGCGTATTCAAAGTATTTCATGTTCATTTTAAATTTCCCGTTTAAGATTATTTTAGCTGCATTAGCTTAAATTCTATTTAACATTACCATTTGCACATCGTTCTCGCAAACAACTCTGTCAATTCTGTCTTTCATCTTATCAACAGCTATCATTCTAACTGTGCTAATTAAATCCTAGCCACTTGGCTTTAGCCAAGACTTAATCGTTACCACTCCATTCCAATACTCTTTATCTCCAGTGTTATTGGCGTGACAAATCTTAGCTGCACAAACATATTTTCTTTTAAACATTTTAACACCGACATAAATTCAATGCGCATATCTCTATGCGCGATAGGTGCTGCGGAGTTTTTAATATTTTTGAATACCATGTGATGAGATGGCGGCTCGTTTTTCTCATCCACTTGGACCATCCACGCATAAAAGCAGAATCAAAGGCGGCTCGTTTTATGATTCGCGCTGTACCATACCGTGATTTACATGGCATTCAAAAATATTTGCATTGCTTACGCTTACACAGTGTTAGCTTTGCTTGCATGTCTATCGCTTCATGCTGCGAGATATTATCACCATCCTTATTATCGAATGAAATAACACTAATGCGATTTAGCTGGATAGATTAAAGGTCTACTGCCTTGATCACATTGAATTGCAATCATAGCGTTGTGGCAGGTCTCTACTTGTTTACGCTCCAAGTTGGCTGCACATGATTGCAAATCAATATAACCACCGCATGTGCGGTCACTAGAATATAACGCTAAATTAATTCAGGAACAAGCTTGATGATGTTTTTAGCGCGTTCACGATTCAATGTTCTACGGTTTGACATGTAAAATAAATCATCAGATTTTACGTATATGCCAATAAATTTACCAGCAATATATTCAAACTGATAAGCCGCACCATCAACCAATTCAATAGGCTTCTTGTGTATCTTGCCGATGGGCGATTGGCATTCGCGCGCAAATAAGTGCCAATTTAAACCGTTTGGTTTGTATTCGCTAAGTGATTGATAAATTTTTGAAAACGAAGCCTGATTCCAATATTTTTTGTCGTTACTAAACTCATAAACTGAACCAACTTCCCACCCATTGCCATCTTTGTCATAATGAATTTCTGGAGTCTTTGGCCTGCAATCTGGTACAAATAGACCTTCTGACATTTCTGAGACGCATTGTTTGAATTCTTCGGTTGTACAAACAAATGATACTCCACTAACAAGGCTTTCTGGCATAGTGCGACTTAAAAAATAGCCTGATGATACCAATGAGTTTTTGTAAAATCCTGTTGAAATTATATATTTACAATCTTTATCTGTAACTAAAACAATATTTTTTGCACTATCATGCTCTCTGTATAGATTTGACGCATCACCTTGCAACGCACATGCCGCATCTACCACTGTTTTGTTTTTATGTGAATTTACCACTTTGTGATCCTCCAAAATTAATTACAATTAAATATAATTACCTAACATTTACTTGTCAAACTTTATTTTGCATATATTCAGAAATTCTCTTATCTGCTGAGATTAGCTGGTCGATAGTCAGCGGCCTGCCAAGATTATCTACCGATAGCTTTCTGAACTCTTCAGGCGATAACCCAGCGTTGCGGAATATCAAGCCTTTGGTTTTTCCAAGTACCTCATCCTGATATGCTGCAGGCTGACGCAGAAGCATGTTGTAGTAACCAGTGTTTGCGTCGACAGTTTGACCTCCATCAGCCATATTAGCAGCTCTTGTAGCTCCTTCATCTAAGAAATCAAACTCAGGAGCTAGAGCTGGCACTGATACAGTCCTGCAACCTCTGTGAAAAGGCTCCCTTGGTTGATATGAGTCAGTGAGTTTGTAAACCTTTGTTGGCAACCAAGCCCTGCATTGTGGAGTGGTTCCGCTGTCCAAAGTGTTTATCAAGCTGTAGCCTACGACCACATCATCATTCTCAGCGTAAAACTCTTGTTTTGCTGTGGCAGCAATATGCGATAGTGCCGTTTGCGCCAGAGACATTGCATTGCGCTGTGAAATATCAGACAACCCACCAGCGCCAACGACATCTTTGATAATCTGCTTAGCCGTCTGCCCTTGGATAAATCCAGTCTTGACGCCCATGACTAGGCGGCTAACTTCATCAATGCCCCAGTCATCAATCAGCTTTTCAAAGTCCACAGGTTTAGTGCCAAGCGCTAATGGCTGAAACTTTGCAGCAGCCCATACCTGATTAACGGTAGGGGCTGTCAGCTCAACCTTAACGAATCCGCCAATAGCCTCAGCCTGATAATCTGCCTCGTACTTGGCGAACGATTTAAGCTCACTCTTAAGCTGCTCAAGCCATTTTCCCGCTGGCTTATCTAGCTGATTAGCCAGCGTCTCGATTAACTTCTGTAATCGCGCCTTGGTTCGTTTTTCGCTATCGAATCCAGCAACACGCTTGCGGATGATAGCTCGCATTTCGTCAATGTATGGATTAACGCTATTGCCGAATCCAACACCTAGTTTTAGTGTGTTGGTGTGGTGGGCTAATAGCTGGTCATTTAGTGGTTTCATTTGCCATCCATTTTTAAAATTAATTAGTCAGCGATTAGGCTTGCTGGTTATCTTAAGTGCTCAAGTAATCATGTATCTTTTCCGTCCAATATGCTGAATTCGAGCATTGTTAAATTTGGCTCTTTAACTCCGAGACTCTTTAGCCATTCAAGCATGTCACAAACAGTTGTGTTTTCATTTACAACCTTGCTTGTTCTAACAAACCTGTAATCGTCACAAGAAACCCGCACCGATTCACCGTAAGTAATAATGTGCTCTTTACCCATCAAACCGCCTCCACTAAACCACAAATTAAACTAACAACCACCGCGCCAAACAATCCACCAAACGCAAACCAAATCCACTTAGGCGCTTCGAATGCGTGAAAGCCGCACTCGCTTGGTGTGCCAAAGTTATTCACTGGATGGGCTAACCACTTGCCATTTGTTTCCTGCCAAATGTGCAAGCGATCATCTTCATCCAGCTTAGCATACTCGATGCAATTAACCGTGATTCTGAAATACTCTGCACCTTCTGGTGCTGCCTTGCGTATGTTTTTAGTCATGATTGCTATCCCAATTAAACTATACCGCGCCAGATAGCGCGGAAATGTTAGATATTCTCGCCAAAGTGCTGTGTAAGGTCAGTGTATCGAGCGCCAGCATCGAATTGGGCTCCAAACATTTGCTCCATAGTTCGCTCTGTTTCCGAGGTCATCAGCTTCGCAGATGTTTCGATAAACAACTCGCGCTTTGATTTTTGCTTGATGCGGTAGATTGCCCCAACACACCAAAGCTCATAAGTTGGTCTGAATTCACCGCTTAAGCCTTTACATTCAACCTCACCATCACCACGCCATGCGTTGAACAACTGTGCAGCCTGCTCATCACTCAGCTCTGAAAGTGGCAGAGTGTTGTTGTAAATTGTCCATTGCTCTACCTTGGCTGGAATCTTGCGGCCACCATTTAGCGCGGCTGATGAAAGGATGTAGCGATCGCAATCTCCTGAGTCTCTTTCGTTAACTAAATTAAGATCATCACTATCAACGTTGTAAACGCAACCAGAAACCTCAATAAATTTATCGCCTTCAACCAACTCAAGCCCAGCCTCTAAAAACTCTTTTAGCGTTGAGCAGTAGTCGGCATGGTTGCAGATAACCCATGAATAATCATTAATTGCGTGAGAGCAGCCTTCAGTAACTCTTGGCTGAAAAGTCCCAGTAAGCTCTTTGTCATAAATCAAATTCTTGCCAGTAGTAACAATCTCACAATCTGGGTTGGCAATCTTTGCTTCTGCGTATGTTTTGTAGTTCACTTTGATTCTTCCTTCTGACTTTTTTTGAATTTAGCTACCATTTCATTTATTTCTTTTAGTAGCGGCTGAGGTATCCATATCTTACTTGATTTCCATTTGTTATTTGGGCGGCCTACTGAGGGCATTGTGACTCCTAATAATTACTTTATGGAACCAAT